GTTCCATGCTATGTTGTATAAGATTGATGATCTGAAAGAAGATATTCAACGGCTTCGTGAGTATGAGTTTATGTATAAAGAGCTTTGTAATTAATTGGAGGACGATTTGTCTTATATTCAACAAGTGATTGAGCATTACTGTGGAGAGGTAAACTCACAGAATAAAGCTTGCTGCTCTATTCATGGGGAAGCTACACCTTCACTTCATGTTTATGAAGATAGCGAGTCTTGGCATTGCTTCGGGGCTTGTAGTGCTGGTGGTGATGCTATTGAGTTCATCAAGCAAATGGATGAATGTACTTTTAAAGAAGCTGTTAAAAAGATGGCTTCTATTCTGAAAATTGGAGAAGGAGAAGTAAGACAAATGCTTGAGGAAAAGAAAGAAAAGACAGAAGTTAAACCTGTTGAAAATGTAGAACCTATGGACATTGAACAAGTCAAAGACTTTATTCGTTCTAACGGTTACGCAAGTAATGGTTATCGTGGTATTCGTGATGAGATTAATAAATTCTTTGGTCACTTGAGTAAACTTGACGACCAAGGTCGTGTGATTGCTCGTTACTACCCTGAAACTAATAATGATGGTAAAGTGACAGGTTACAAATGCCGTTGGACGCCCAAGGACTTTAGTCACGGTAAAGTTGGTTCAACCGGAACTAAGAGTCAGCTAAGTGGTCAAGTTAAATTCAAATCTCCATCTAAGTATGTTTTGTACGTGGGTGGCGAAGAGGATAAGGCTGCTGCATACCAAATGCTCAAGGATAACCGTAAGGATCAAGAGTTTGACTCTATTCCTGTAGTTAGTCCTACCTCTGGTGAAGGTAGTGCAGCAAAACAAGCTGCTATGCAATATGATTGGTTTGATCAATACGACATTATTGTCATTGGTATGGATCAAGATGAAGCTGGTATTAAAGCGGCTAAAGAAATTGCTGCTGTTCTACCAAAAGAGAAGTTGCGAATTGCTACATGGTCGGGTAAAGACCCTAACCAAATGTTGATTGACGGTAAAGAGAAACAGTTTGTACGTGACTTCTATAACGCTAAAGAGTTTGTTAACAGTGGCATTTCTTCTTCTGGGGATGCAGAAGCTGGTCTGGCTGAGTTCTTGACAGCCCCTAAGATTGGTCTTCCTCCACAGTTGAGTAAGCTTGAAACAGCAATGCGAGGTGGTATTAAATCCACAGGTTCTGTAGTAAATATCATTGGTGATACCTCAATCGGGAAGAGCTTTCTATCTGATACTCTTATTTATCACTGGCTCTTCAATAGCCCTCGTGTACCAACAATTGTGAGTCTTGAGCGTACTAAAGAAGAGCTTACTATTGATTTGTTGTCGATGCACTTGAAGAAGAACCTGATGTGGTTTACAGACGGTCACGATGCTGTTGACTATTTGAATAAACCTGAAGTACAGCTTCTAAAGAACGAACTTCTTTATAATGAGTCTGGTGAACCTCGGTTCTTTATCATTGATGAACGAGAAGGTGATATTGAACTACTCAAGCGTCAGATGGAGAAAAGTGGTAAAGTAAATGATTCACGGTTGATGGTGATTGATCCACTTACTGACTTCTTGCGTTCTTTGGGTACAGAGGTACAAGAGAATTTTATGATGTGGCAGAAGCTCCAGAAAAAGAATGGATTTGTGTTCATCAACATCCTACACACCCGCAAGCCTCCAACTGATAAAGACGGTAATGTGCGTAAGGTTACAGAGTATGATGCACTTGGTTCTGGTACATTTATTCAGTCAGCAGATGTGAATATCGTGATCAATCGTGATAAGATGGCTTCTGATCCAATTGAGAAGAATACCACTTATGTAGATATGCCTAAGTGTCGTGGTGGTATCACTGGTGAGATTTGTGCGCTATACTACGATGCTGAAACACGTCAGCAATATGATCGTGATGATTATTTTAACACTGGTGTAGAGGAGCCACCTCAACATCACGCAGATGAAATTGATTTCTAAAGGAGAATGTTTTGGATAAGAAGTGGTATGAATCAGACTGGGTTTTTGACTTAGAGTCATATCCAAATGTTTTTAGTATGTGTATTATTCACGCATCTGGTAATCACATGCGAGTATTTGAGATTAGTGATCGTAAGAATGAGATTGAAGGTATTGCAAAATGTCTTCGCTATTTGATTCAGAATAAATGCCGTATGGTAGGTTTCAATAACCTTTCGTATGACTACACTCTTATCCATGAAATCATTAGTAACTTGAAAGAAGCTAAGCGAACTGAGAGTTCTCCAACGATTACAGCTCAGAAGCTTTATAAGCTAACTACACAAATCATCACGAAGATGCAAAACTCAGATGATAAGTGGTACGGTATCCGAGAGTCAGAGCATTTTATTCAACAGGTTGATTTGTATAAAATTCACCATATGGATAACGTCGCTAAAGCTACGTCGCTAAAAATGCTTGAAGTTAATATGCGTTCAAAGAACGTAGAGGATTTACCTTTTCCTGTAGGGAAGAAACTGACAAGTCAAGAGATTGATACACTACTTTACTATAACCAACATGACGTTAAGGAGACTTTGAAATTTTACTATTATTCATATGAAGCTATTCAGCTTCGTAAGGACTTGTCCGTTACGTTTGGATTTGATTGTACAAACTTCAGTGATAGTAAGATTGGTGAGACATTGTTTATCAATCGACTTGAACAAGCTAAGGCAGGGCTGTGCTACACCCAAAGTAAACACGGTGGTCGTAAGATTAATCAGACAAAACGTCCTAACGGGATCAAGATTAAAGAGTGTTTGTTTGATTATCTGAAATTTGATCGTCCAGAGTTTAAGGCTGTACATGATTGGTTGAGCAGTCAGACAGTTATGGAAACCAAAGGTGTATTCAATGATTATGAGGAACACCAGATTGGTGAGCTGGCTAAATATGCTCAGATGAAAACTAAGAAGGTGTTGTTTAAAAACAAGTTAACTCTTGATAGTAAAGGTAAGCCTAAAGCTGATTTTCATATGACTGAGCAAGACCATATGAACGAAATTGAAAGCTTGAAAGCTGAGTTCCTAAAAGAACACCCTTTGGGTTGGTTTGAAGAAAAGGAGACTAAAACCTCTCGTTCTCATAAGGTAAAAGTAACAGCGTTCTATCGTGTAGTAGAATCTATTAACACTGTTATTGATGATAAGGTTTATGTGTATGGAACAGGCGGTATCCATATGTCAATCGAAAGTGAGACAGTGAGAGCTGATGAGAATTGGACAATCATTGACGCTGACGTTACATCAATGTACCCCAGCATTAGTATTGCTAACAACGTCTACCCTGAACATCTAGGTATCACGTTCTGTAAGGTGTATAAGGACTTGTTCAACGAACGTAAGAAGTACCCTAAAGGTAGTGGTCCTAACGGCGCTATTAAGCTGGCTTTGAACTCTGTATACGGTAAGAGTAATAGTGAGTTTAGTCCACTGTATGACCCTAAGTACACGCTTACTATTACCTTGAATGGTCAGCTTTGTTTGTCAATGCTTGCAGAGCAACTGATTGGTCTTGGTTGTAAAATGATTCAGTGTAATACTGACGGCGTAACTGCTTTGGTTCCACGTACTAAGGAAGCTGAGTATTATGAAATCACTAAAGCTTGGGAGAAAACTGTTGGTCTTCAGTTGGAATATGCTGTATACTCTATGATGGCTCTCAATAACGTCAACAATTACATTGCTGTGTATGAAGATGGTGAAGTTAAGAGTAAAGGGCAATACGAAGTAGCTCACTTTGAGAAGCTTGGATGGTCTAAAAACCATTCTGCAATGATCGTGGCTAAAGCAGCTCTTGATTACATTGTGTATGGTGTTGACATTGAACAGACAATCATGCAGCATAAGGACGAGTTTGACTTCTGTCTGAGAGCTAAGGTTCCACGTAGCTCAAAGCTTTTCCTTTGTTATGAGGATGGTCGTGAGGTACAACAACAGAACATTTGCCGCTATTATCCTTCTGAAAATGGTGGTAAACTGGTTAAGCTGATGCCTGCATTGGTTGCTGGAGGTGAATGGCGTAGGCTTGGCTTGGATACAGAATGGAATGTTGAAACCTGTAATGATATTGCAGAATTTGACTGGACAAAGCTGAACTATGAGTATTATATTAAAGAGGCTCAAAAGCTGATTACAGGGGTAGGGATGTGAAAGAGACACCTAGTCAGAAAAATAAACCAAAGTTATTTGGTGTGGGTATCAACGATGTAGAATACAATGTTAAACTCTATGAAGAATGCCCGAAGGTGAATGGTAAAAGATACCAGAAGTTGATTTGGATATGTCCATTTTACAGAAAGTGGCAAGATATGATTACTCGCTGTTATTCGGAAAAGAGTTACCCAACCTATGCTGAATGTTCGGTATGTGAACCTTGGATGAGGTTATCAGTCTTCAAAGCTTGGATGGAGACACAAGATTGGGAAGGTAAGCAGCTAGACAAGGATTTACTGATTAGTGGAAATAATGTATACTCCCCTGAAACCTGTTTATTTGTGGAGCCTAGAGTTAACATTTTTCTTGTAGAACAT